CGGATTATGGACGTTACAGCCACTACTGCTGGCTTGTCTTTGTCTATGCCCCCCGCCAATCAAGCCTCTGTGGGTCAAGACGCCCTGATCCGAAACATTGGCGCTAATACCTTCACCGTTAAAGATGCTGCTGGCAACTCTATTGCAAGCGTAGCTCCTAGTGCTTCACGTTACATCTACATCACTACAAACGCCACCATAGCAGGAACATGGGGCAACATTGCATTTGGCGTGGGATCTTCTAACGTAGATGCTGGCGCATTGGCTGGATACGGCTTAAAGGCTATCAGCAACACCCTAAATGCAGCTCACAACGTCACCACATTCTCTTCTGCCTATACCGCAATTGCTTCCGACAGAGCCTCTTACTACGTGTGGGACAACGGCGCAGGAACGCTGACCCTTACATCGGCCGTTACGTTAGGTAACGATTGGTTTATGATGCTGCGTAATGGCGGGACTGGCACTTTGACCGTGGCCCCCTCTGGAGGAAACCTGATCAATGGTGCTGCTTCTATCTCTTTACAGCCTTCTGATTCCTGCTTTATTTGCTGCTCTGGTGTGGCTTTCTACACCGTCGGTCTTGGACGCAGCACTCAGTTCAATTTTACGCAGCTTACCAAGGCTGTTACATCTGGTAGCTACACTCTAACCTCCGCTGAGGCTGCAAACGTCGTACAGAAGTACACAGGAACCTTAAGCGGAAACGTAACCGTTACAGTCCCCCAAACCGTTCAGGTTTACTACGTTACCAACCAAACCAACGGAACTGGTGCTGGGTACACCATTACCTTCACCACGGGAGCTGGAGGCGGCACAGCAACCGTTCCCGCGGGTCAGCAGGTAATATTGCTATGTGACTCTGTAAACCTCTTAAACGCGTCTACGATTGCCGCTGGAGCCACCACCGTGTCATTGGTTTCTGGCTCTGTGGGTGCGCCATCTTTAAACTTTGCCTCGGAGTCTTCCACAGGCATCTATCGTTCCGCAACCGCTGAACTAGCGATGGCCATCCTTGGTGTTAATTTATTCACGCTGTCGTCTTCTGGATTAACCATAAACGGTACAGGAACCTTTACAGGCGGCATTTCGGGCGGAGTGTTCTAATGACGCAAAAGGTATTTGCTCTTGATACCAAACCTGGCGTCCAACGGGACGGAACCATCTTTGATAAGCAATTTTACAATGATGGTCGCTGGGTAAGGTTTCAGCGTGGACGCCCTAGAAAGATGGGCGGGTATCGTGTCATCTCTGATCAACTAACAGGCCCATCAAGGGGCATTTGGGTTAATGCTCAGAATGCATTCAACTACATCTTCAGTGGTTATAACAATGGTTTGCAAGTGCTCACTATTGATGATAACGGCATTGGGGCTGGCATTAACAACTTTACGCTGTCAAACTTTACTGCTTCCAACCTAAACCTTTGGCAGTTTGATGGTTTCTACGATGTTGCGGGAGCTGGAGTGCAGTCATTGCTGGCACACCCAGGGCATAACCTCGCATCAGTTGACAACGACTTTAATACGCCCGTCCTAATTGGTGACATTAACGGCACGACCATGTCACAGATTGGCACGTTTACCGCCACAATTACCTCTACTGGTACTGCTGTAGTAACTATTCCAGCTTTAAATCCTTTGATCGGTGCTGGACAAACCATAACAGGAACCAGCATCCCACCAAACACCACGGTGGTCTCGGTCTCTACAACCAACATAACTCTGTCTAGCGTAATCCCCGCCGGAGTCATTGTTGCAACTTTCAGCAATAATATTACTGTGTCTGGTGGCGTAGTGACACTTCATCCATACGTCTTTGTCTATGGCAACAATGGTCTGATTCAGAACTGCGCCGCTGGCAACGCTCAAGATTGGGTCTCCGCAGACGCTAATGCAACCAACGTAGCCACAGGAAAGATTGTCCAAGGGTTACCCGTCAGGGGTGGTTCAAACGCGCCTTCTGGGCTGTTTTGGAGCCTTGATAGCCTGATTCGCGTGTCCTATATCGGTGGAGCTGGAACACCCCCACAATACTGGCGCTATGACATCATCAGCTCGCAGTCTTCTATTCTGTCTAGCCAATCTGCAATTGAATACGATGGAGTGTATTACTGGTGCGGAGTAGACCGTTTCTTGATGTACAACGGTGTTGTTAAGGAAATTCCTAACAGCATGAATCAGAACTACTTTTTTGACAATTTAAACTACGCTCAAAGGCAAAAAGTTTGGGTAAGCAAAGTACCTCGTTTTGGTGAGGTTTGGTGGTTCTACCCTAGAGGTGATGCTACTGAGTGTACTGACGCTATTGTTTACAACACCCGTGAAAACATTTGGTACGATGCTGGCCAAGCTTTAGGTGCTCGCCGCTCGGCTGGTTACTTTTCGCAAGTGTTTCACTATCCCGTACAAGCCAATTGGGACACGTCCCCAGCGGCTACCGTTTTTACTTCTTCATTTAACACGGTAAGCGGAAGCCAATTCTTGTATCTAGACACGTACAACACCCAAGTTGTTTTGGGGCTGATCATTTCTGGGTCGGGAATTCCTACAAACACCTACGTTACAGCCATAAAGACCAGCAGCATCAAGACGCTAGGAACGATTACTGGAGGCGCAGGTTACGTTATTGGCACCTACACCAACGTCACCCTTACTGGCGGCAGCGGAAGCGGCGCAAAGGCTACCGTAACCGTTGCTCTAGGCGCTGTAACAGCCGTTACCGTAACTTCTAGGGGAGCTGGTTACCAGGTGGGAGATGTTCTGAGCGCGTCCAATACCGAGTTGGGTGGAACTGGTGCTGGGTTCTCTGTTCCTGTTGCAACTTTGTATGCACAAGGAATTCAAATGTCTGCCGCGGCTACCGCAACGGCTACTGCCTCTCTGACATTTTCTACCCCGCCAAACAGAATTGAAATCCTCCAGCATGAGATTGGAACAGATGCCATCAACGGGCAGAACGTCAATGCCATTGAAAGCTACTTTGAGACCAATGATCTAGGATGGGTCTCTGGAGGCCCCTCAGAACCCGCCATGACTGGAGCAAACAGATGGTTAAGGCTAGAGAGGGTAGAGCCTGATTTTGTTTTAGAGGGCAATATGACTCTTTACGTCACAGGTCGCCCCTATGCACAATCAGATGATGCTCAGTCTGTCCCTTATGTGTTTGATGCAAACACCAATAAAATTGACATGAAAGAACAGCGGCGGGAGCTTAGATTGAAGTTTGTGTCTAATGAAGCTGGTGGTGATTATCAATTAGGACGTGTGCTCTTAAATGCAGATTTGGCGGGAGATGTCCGTGGATATTAGAGGCCCAGCACTTGTTTATGACCCAAGGTTTCATTCTTTTGATTCTTGGGCTAGTCTGATGTGTGAGTTGTATGCTCCGCAGCAGCTAGAGATTCCTAGCGCCCAAACGGATTGGAAGGTTTGGGGCAATGGCATCAAGGCAATTGATGTATTTACAAATGAAGCTATCCCATCAACAGACAACTATGATGATTGGCAAGTGTGGGCAGAAGCTCTAGTAAACGCCGTCAACCCAGCAACGTGAGGTATTGATATGACACCATCAGAAATTATTACGGCAGACGCCAACCAAAGAGGTATAGACCCACAAAGGGTATTGGGTGCTATTGCTCAACTGATACAGAACAATCAAGGCAAAATTTTTAATGCAGGGAATTCTGTATTGTTTGTACGTTTGTTATCTGAAGATATTGGTGAGCTTCATTTCTTTACAGAAGATTCTCCTATTGCAATTTCACGGTACATCAAAGTATTTTGGAATGGGCTAAAGAAAGCTGGTATCCAGCGCGTTTATGGCAATGCCGACAACCAAGAGATATTGCAGCTAATCCAAAGAGCTGGAGCAGACATACAACAACCCGATCTTGAGGGTTATAACTGGATGGCAGAAGTATGAGATTCCATCGTTTTGATTTCCCCGATTTACCACTAGAAGCGTTTAAGCACTATGGGGATAGACGCATCAAGCCTCAAGGCGGGGGTGGTGGTGGTTTTGTAAATGAGTTTTTAGGAAACCCCCTTGGAACAACTATAGATGTTGCATCCAATATTATTGATACTGCTGTAAAAAATCCTTTGCAAACGGCTGCACTTGTGGCCGCTGCATTTGTTGCTCCAGAACTTATTGCTGCAATGGGATCTGAGGCTGCTGCCGCTGAGGCTGCTATTGGTCTGTCTGAGGCTGAACAACTGGCTTTGGCTAGTCAAGTTGCCGCTGAGGCAGAATTGGGTGGTGTTGCGGGATCTGCTGCTATTGGTGCAGAGGCATTACCAGCCGTTGCCGCCCCCGTTGCTGCCGAAACTATTGAGGCTCCAATTGAGACTGCATCTTCTGCATCTTCTGCGCCTTCTGCGCCAACTAATGCGCCCATTGAAGCCCCGCCACCAGCAGAGCCAATAACTGCTCCAGTTGAGTCAACTCCTGCGCCACCTGTGCAAGAAGAGTGGACGCCTCCTGAAAATTTACCACCAGCAAATACACCTACAGGAATTGATGCAGAAGGAGCGCAACCTCCAATAAGCACAGATCAAACGGATGAAATTTATAAAAAGCTTGACAGCATTAGAAAGCAGATAGCCAATGATTTGGTGAAAAAAGGAATGCCTCTATCAACTGCCGTTCAATATGCGGGAGGTCTTGGGCAAACCGCTTCACAACCTACACAAGTAATACAACAACCTCAGCAGACAACATCTGGTGGATCTGCTTTGTCTCCGCTATCCGCTCAATACTTAACTTCAACAGCAAGCAAACAGGGTTTTGTAAATCCTTTATCTTCGTTTGAAAAAATGATTGCTGCGGATACTAAACCACAACCAATGCCCACACAGAGCACAGTACAAGTTTCTCAAGGTAATGTTATGCCAGATTATTACAGTTATGGACAAAACCAATCTATTGATGATATATTGGGTATAGCCGCTAAAGAGGGTGGTCTTGTTACACCTTTAATGGCTAAAGGTGGGTCAGTCCAAAAGTACGCAGAGGGTGGGCTATCCGTACCGTTGATGAACCACGGCGGCAAGATGCGCGGCGACTTCAGGCATGGGGCGCATGTTGCAGGGCCTGGTGATGGACAGAGTGATGATATTCCTGCAATGCTCGCAGACGGTGAGTTTGTGTTCCCGGCAGACGTGGTTTCCGCTTTGGGTAACGGCTCTACTAAAGCTGGATCACAAAAACTATACGACATGATGCATTCCATTCGTGATCGAGCAAGATCAAAAGGCCCTAAAGATTTACCGCCCCCTGCGTTAAAATCACCACTAGATTATTTGAGCAAAAAGTCAAGGAGCTAATATGGCTGACATTTTTCAAGGCACAGTTGCCCCAGACGTTAACACCACAAGAACAACTAGCACTACCGCCCCCCAATATTACACCGACTATCTGAGTGGTTTGGCTGGTGCAGGTACTACTGCGCTTAATCGTCCTACTAGCGAACTTGTAGCCCCCATGACGGCTTTGCAGCAGCAGGGCTATGCCGCAATCCCTGGTGCCGCCACAGCGTATCAGCCAGGCCTTACTGCCGCTCAACAGACCGTTTCGGGCGTTGCTCAAGGGCTAACCCCTGAAAAGATTCAATCCTTAATGAATCCTTACACCACAGGCGTGGTGAATGAGATGGAGCGTCTGCAACAGCAGAATATCCAGCGTAATCTGATGCCTCAACTGAAGGCTGGTTTTGTGGGTAGTGGCGGATTGGGTAGCCAACGCTATGCAAACGCTTTGGGCCAGTCTACTGCCGACATGCAATCTAATCTGCTTGGCGCTCAAACTGGAGCCTTGCAACAAGGCTATGCCCAAGCCCTGCAAGCCGCCATCAATGAAGGTCAATTGCAGAACCAAGCCGCACAAATCCAAGGCAATCTTGCTGGACAACAACAAACATTAGGACTGGCTGGTGCTGGTGCTATGACTAAGGGCGGCGCAGAACAACAAGCTTTTGAGCAAGCCAAGATCAATGCTCCCCTGACACAAGCTACTAACGTGGCCAATCTGATGAAGGGCTATAACATCCCATCATCTACTACTGAGACTTACAAAGGCCCATTGCCAGGCGCTTATGGGCTATCTCCATTGTCTCAAGTTACTGGTTTGGGTTCGTTGGTTGCAAGCGGCTTAGGCGAAACAACAACTCAAGTTTGGAACCCAGCTACTAAAACATACGAAACCAAAACCACGCCCAATGCTTTGCAAAAATACTGGGATATTTTTAGCAAGAATTTTGGTTCATCAAATTCTGCCTCATCTACACCTGTTAATACTCAAGATCCAACAAGTCCTTTATATGGAACTACAGAAATTAGTCCAGGGGTATTTCAAGGACAAGATGGAAATTTATATGGGTCAGATGGTCAGCCAATGACACAAAACCCAGGATATAGTGAAGCTCCAATAGATATACCATTAGAATAAAAATAATTAATATTAGGAAATAAACATTATGGCAATAAACCCATCACTAGATATGCAAAAGCCTGAAGATGATGGCTACGACATGGCCTTTCAGAGGCTTATGTCTACGCTTGATTCTCGTCAGAATAGAAGCTACAACCCCAACCTTTTGGCAATTGCTGAAGGCATGTTGACGCCTACCGCTACTGGGTCTTTTGGTGAGAGTATTGGACAAGCAGCCAAAGCTGTTCGCGGAGTGCAAGAGCAAGAAGCTAGACGCGAGCAGGATAATGCCATGATGCGCTTCCAGTTAGCCAAAGAGAACATGGGCATACAGGAAAAAAAACGCAAGCAAGATTTGTTGGGCCAACTCTATAAAGAAACGCCACAAGGTTTTGTACTTGACACAGAAAAAGCAAAAGAGTTAGCTCGTGTGACTGGAGATCCACAGTACATACAGCAAATTATTGCTAGTGAAAAACAAAATAAAATGCGTCTAATTGGCGAACAAATGTTCACGCCAAAAACAATTGAAACAGATGGCGTTAAAAAAACAACATACGAATTTAATCCGAGTGCTGTATTTGATTTGGCAAAAATTTCTGACAATCCTGTTGAAGCCGTTGCTAAGTATGCTGAGATGGTTCCCAAATTGCGTAAAGCGGGAATGTTGGGTGGCGAGACAACAGACGCTACTCCATTTGATGCCATTTCCCTCATGTCAACAGATCCGGCAATTAAACTTCAAGCTCAAAATCTTGCGAAAAAATATTCAAAAGGTTTGATAGATGAAGATAAAGCCAACACGCTTGCCCAACAAATGTTGACCATGATGACAAGTCACATGGATCGTCAACAAGCAATGCAGTTTAATCAAGCAATGCAAGGCATCATGTTGGGTTTGCGCCAAGATCAAATGAGTTTTAATCAACTCATGCAAAAAGAAAAAATGGAAAAAGAGAAAAAAGAACAAGAGTCAAAACTTACAGACCAACAAAAAATTGATTATCAAAAAGTAATTGTTCCAATTATCAATGAGGGTGTAAAAGCAAGTTCTGCTTTGGCTCAAGTTGGTCAAATTAAAAATCAAATAGAGAAAGCACCAAGTGGTGTCATGTCTGGCTTGTACGCATCTTCTGTTGGAAGACTGTTTGGAACAGATGATAATACCGCTCTTAGAAATTTAGAAGCACTCAGCAAATCATTGATTCCTATGATTCCTAGATTGCCAGGCCAAGCCTCCAATCTTGATGCCCAAAATCTTGAAAAGTCTATTGGTAGATTAACTGATCCAACCCTCACCAACGCACAAAGAAGAACGCTGGTTGCAGAAATTGAAAGTGGATTTAAAAGATTGTCTGATCGGGCTGAAGAATACCAAACTCATTGGGAATCCAATAAAACTTTGCCAAAAATTTCAAGCGCTCCTAAAGAATTGCCTAAACAAGCTCCACAACAATCTTCTCAACCATCAACTAGCGGATTCAAAATTCTTGGCGTGGAGAAACCATAATGGCTGATGTAATCTACAGAATACAAGCCCCTGATGGAAATATATTGAGAATTCAGGGGCCAGAGGGTGCTTCTGAGGCGCAGCTTTTAGAGGTTGCCCGCACTCAATACATGGCCCCAAAAGCCGCAGAGCCTGAAGCTAGGGTGGAACCCAAAAAAGTAGAAGTTTCTAAGAATGATCTTGCCAAGCGCATAGCTTCAGGCGAAACCTATGTTGATCCTATGGGCGGCATTTACAGCCCAGAGATGGCTGCTTTTGGTGCTCCCATCGCGTCTGCTGCCTTGGGTACTTTAAAGCCTATTGCTGGCGCTGCACAGTTTTTAGGAATAAACAAACCAGCAAGAGAAGTAGAAAAGCTATCCAAAACTCTTAAAGAGATTGGTGGAACTCCATCCTCTGTTGGTGAGTTTGTGGGAGAGATAGCTAGCCCACTTTCTTTGAAGCTTGGTAAAGTCGCAGAAAAAGGCATTAGTGCTATTCCCAAGATGGGCAAATCTGTTACTGCAAGAATGGCTGGCCAAGGGGCTGCTGGTGCCGCATTAACACCCACATCTGATCAAGAAGACTACGCTAAGTTTCTTGAGGAGAAAGCTGGTCAAGTCGGGTTTGGCGCTGGAGCTGGCGCAGCTTTGGGAAAAGCCACTCAAGTAGTTATGAGTCCACAAGTGTCAGAAAAAATGCAAATGCTCAAAGACATGGGCATGAAGTATTTCACCCCAGGCCAATTGGCAAGCGAAATTCCTGTTTTAGGCAGGTTGGCCCAAGGACTAGAGGCAAAGCTTACTAGCGTACCCGTTGCTGGTCAAATGGTTGCCCAAGGCATCAAAACAAGCGCAGAAGACTTTAATCGAGCACTAGCTAACAGAGTGCTAAAGCCTTTAGGCGAAACAGTTCCCAAGGATATCCCTGCTGGCCGTCCAATGGTTGAATTCTTGGAAAACGAAATTAGCAACAGATATGATGAAATTTTGCAAAAAGCTAAATTTGTTAACAGATCTTCAACTGCAAACTCAAAAGGAACCGTAGAGACTTTGTGGGATAACATTCTAAAAACCACCAATGATATGGTTCCATCACAAAGCAGATCTTTTGAGAAAGACATTGTGGAGAATGTTATCCAGCATCTTGAAAACAATACGGTTTTAAGCGGTGGTCAATTTAGAACGCTGGAGAGGTATCTTGGCGAGCAATCCAGCAGAAATTATGCTATGGGCCAAAATGAAGTTGCTCAAGCTTACTCTAAGGTTCAAGACATTCTTAGAAAAGAGCTTACAAAACAAAACCCGCAAATAGGTAAGCTTTTGACCGATACCCATCAAGCTTTTAAAAACTTGCTGCCTGTAAAGAAATCATCCGAAATGGTTGGTGCAGAAGAGGGCGTATTCAGCCCAACTCAGTTTAGGGGACAGGCAAAAGGCAAACCTGAGTTGCAAAAGATTTCTGATGCCTCTATGAGGGTTTTAGGGCCAGCCGCACCCAATAGCGGTACGGCAGATAGATTGTTGGCTGCAAGCTTGCTTGGTGGCGCTTCTGGAGCGGCTGGCGTTACCGGAGGTTTAGCTGGGGCCGCCGCCGTTCCGCTTGTTCCGCTTGCATTGAGCGGTATGCTTTACAACAAACCAGCTATGGGCTTGTTAACTAAAATGGCAACTGATCGTCCACAGTTTATGAAGCAAGCTGCTCCTTTGGCATCTCAAGCCGCCGCTCGTGGTGCCGGAGTTTTGTCTGCAAAACCAGAAGAAGAAAACATCTTGAATCAGCAATAGGTTACAATTACCCCACAAACCTTGCAGTTGCCACTTCAAGGAATTAGCCCCCATCTCTGGGGGCTTTTTTTACCTACAGATTACCCCTGTACTCTTCCAACGCCCTGCCCACGTTTGTGTTTAAGGTGTTAACAAAGCGAACACACATAGCTCGTTCAGTCTGTGCAATACGGTGTGAAGCCACCAAGATGACCTTGTCAGCAAACTCCATGATGTCCAAATCGCCTGAGTAGAAGCCCTTTGGGTTCTCATTGTTAGTCTGAAAAAATATCTGCTTGATGTCATCTTCTGTCAACCAAGGGTTTTTCATCGGCTGCTCCTTTTGTTCTTAGAGGATTTAGAAGGCTTCTTGATTTCTTCAATGAAGTCAAACTCTAGCTCTTCCTCTTCTGTCTTGCCCCAGTTCTCTATAAAGATGTCTACGTCCTTTTGAAAGGTTTCGTATTCTTCTTTTTGAGCCAATCCTTGGGCAACAATATCTTCCATCAGATCGCTGCACTCCCTGTAGGGAAGCTCTTGCAGAGCAAAGATAATTTTTTTAAAGTCTTCCGCAGACACTTCAAGTTTGAATTTCATAATATTTCCTTTCCAAGTTGATTTTTAGCGTACCAATAGTCCAACAAGCCTTTGAACATTTGCCAACCTTGACTGAGTTCTTCTTGAGACCACTCATAGACCACGCAAAGGCCAGGCTCCGTTACCGATGCAAACACGTTGGCGCAACGTGCATTGGGCATTCCTAACCCAACACGATATGCCGCCAATTGCATCCGGTGCTCATCAAACCCCTTAACGTCTTTGGGGTCTGTAAACTCTTTGGTCTTAAGGTCAATCACCACGTTTTCTGCGTGCAGATCTACCTTACCCCCAAAGCCGTACTTGCTGGCAAAAGACTTCTCAGACTTAAAGTCTAAGCGGCCAAAGGTCTCTTCTATGCTCTGCGCTACGCCCACTTGGTACTCAGCCATGTTGGCCAGCATGATGCCCTCATAGAAGGTCTCGATAGCCGCATGGATCTCGCTACCACGCTCCGCAGCCTGTTTGGCGTGTTCTTTGGAATCTTTGACAATCCTTTGAACAAAGCTTTCTTCAGGCTCTCCATCAATCTTGGGCAAGGTCAAAGCCGCCAGCAACATCTGATTGAGCTTCCAAGCCTCTAGGCCTGGGCTAGCCGCACATTTGATGATGGTGGTCACCGAAGGTAGCAAGTTGAGCTTGCGAGCGTCACGCAGCGTTGTAGCTCTATCGCTTCCATCTTTCGATTTCACGGTATACATTGGACTCCCATCCATTGCATACCAATGATTTTGTTCTGAAGCTCTTACAATCATAGTGGTCATTGTGTTCTCACATATTGAGGTTCATATTTTTGAGCGGCTTCGCAATATGCCTTATGCGCTTCCTTTGGGTCATCAAAATAACCTAGAAAAAAACGCTTTTTGTCTATTGCAATCCTTGATGAATAGCGATTTTGTGTTGCTACCCATGTAACGCCTTTGTATCCAGACGTGTTGCTTTTGTGCTTCCCTCGATTTAAATTGTTTTGAGAAATTGTCACAGGTCTTAAGTTTTCAATTTTATTGTTGGCTGGATTGCCATCAATGTGATCAAGAAGTTTTGGAAGATAGCCGTGATGCATCATGAAAATAATTCTATGTAAACGATATGGTTTGCGTTTAATCAAAGTTTTCAAATATCCATCTTTGTCTACTGTTCCAACCTCAGAACCTTGGGCCATGTGTCCTTCCCTATTTTTGTAAAACAATTTGCCATCTCGGTATTCAAATCTGTCAATAAAATCTTGCTGTGTCATGGATTTCTCCTTGGTTAAACAAGACTCTATTGTATACGTAACATTGGTATTATTTCACCTCAAAATGGCAGATCCGACAAATCTTCGTCGTCAAGATCGTTAGGCATATCATCAAACCCGCTGCCTGACTTCTTGTTTTGTGCTTTCCACTCTGGAGACTCGCTGATTTGTTTCTTCAAAAAGTCTGAGAATGTGTCAAACATCGCCATGTCAGGATCGCTGATCTGGAACATTTGGGCTGCGTTATGGCCATCAGGAAGCCCCGCAGACTTAACCGCATTTGGAACAGGGGTAATGGCCACAATGTTGGCATATACGCCATCACCTGTCTTTTTGGCTTTGTGGGCAACATTCAACATGCACCACTTGTCCAGCACGGTTTTAAGGTCAAATCGGCGCTGTTCTTCTACAGTAAAGGGTTTGCCCCTCCAAGACTGCAAATCAATGCGTAGGGTGGCTTTATCAGCCCAAGACATGGTGTAGTCCTTGGTAATGACTAAAGGCTCACCAGAGGCTGTGCAAAGGGGGTTTCCGTTGTCGTCTTCGCCAAAGACTTCCCAGCAAACTTTGAGCTTACGGAGAAACTTGACGTTTCCCTCAAATTCGCTTTTTTGCGTACCTAAGTCAATGATGCGGTAACAGCGTGCTAAGTGAAGTCCAGAGGGAACTGGGGAAAAAGAAGATTTAGGTTTGTTTTCAATGATCATATGTAGTCCTGTTTAAAGCTGTTAAGAAATCCTGTGGATCGGTTGTAAATGGGTCGGGTAATTGGCTCCTTTTCATCTCATCATTTAGTAAAAACTTGCGGTACTCATGCTGGGCTACAGGGTCTTCTAGCCATTCGTAGTATTCTTGGTTCATACGATCCCCTGCGCGTCTTCATAAAGGCGTATGAAGTGAATCAAGCCCTCAATCTCGTCATCAGCAAACTTTTCGCCATGAGCCAGCTCTTGGGCAAGTTCGGCAATCTTTTCGTCAGTCATTGGTTTGATGTCCATTTAAATTCCTAACCATTTAATGAGTTGGATAAGCAAGAACGCACCAAAACAGATGCCTACCATCTGTAAGACGACTTGCGCTAAGGGGTTCATGGGTCTTCTAACACCTAACATAGCCAACTGAACAGTCTCCTCTTCAGGCGTTATGCGGTGCTGCGGGGGGGTGTAGCGCGATCCAATTTGGATGCCCTTGGGGGTTGTGTAAGGGATTACCTTACGCACGTCTTTTTCCATCACGTCACTCCTAAAACCGCCGTATCGGCGTGCATGCATTACACCACAATTTAATCAACTGTTAAAATACTTGAGTAAAACTTGGGGTTGTTTTAACTAAAAGTTTGTGTCATACTGCCGATCTGAAAGGGACAACTATGACACTGACAGACTACTTTAAAGAAGAGCCACGAGGCGCAAAGAGTGAGATGGCAACCTACTTGGGCATATCCCTGACATGGTTCAGCCTATTGATCAACGGCAAGCGTAAGGCGTCCCCTAAGCTAGCTTTGGCAATAGAAGAGGCTACCCAAGGGCTGGTCAAGAAGGCTGACTTGCGGCCTGATTTATTTTCGTGATATGATGTTTTGAAACGCGGCTAGGGTAGCTCCCGAAGAGACGATTCGTTACCGTCCTGCCGAGGTTTCTTCTGTAACGACAACCTATAACGTAAGGTTTTTATGCATTACTACAAAAGGAATCTTGGCGACTATGCTAAGAAAGCAGGTCGACTGACCATGCTCCAGCACGGAGCGTACACGCTTCTTATCGACTCGTGCTATGACCGTGAAGTTTTCCCCACGTTAGAGCAAGCAATTGAATGGACTTGGGCTTCTACTGAGGCTGAGGTTGAGGCGGTTAAGTTTGTTCTTGGCAGGTTCTTCACGCTTGATGATGAGGGTAGATATGTCCAAGATTGGATACTTGAAGATCTACACCAGTACCACGCTAAGGCCGACACTAACAAACGAATCGCCAACGAACGTGAAGCGAAGCGTAAAGAAAAAGGCACGAAGCGTACACGAGTCGTGAACGAACCGCCACCTAACCAAGAACCAAGAACCATAAACCAAGAACCATCTTCCGCAAAGAAGCCAGCCAAGAAGTGCCCCAAAGACTTTGAGGTTACTGACGACATGAAGACTTGGGTGAAGACCGAATGCCCATTGGTTGATCATGCCGAGCAAACAAAGGTGTTCCGCGATTACGAATTTACTGCGGCCAAGAGTGACTGGGTTGGTACGTGGCGCAATTGGATGCGTAAAGCCAACCAATTTGCTGCTGAAAAGCAGACTACTGACCGCTACCCCAAAACCTCTTCTGGCATCATTGCGGGGGCCATATGAGAGGTCACGACAAAATCATAGCCCTACGTAAGCAGCGCATGATCCCTGAGATTGTATTCCTAAATGACTTTCCGTGCGAGCTTCCCAAAGAATGGTTTGACGTTTGTGTACACAATGACTCCATTACAAACCTTGACTTGAGGTTTTTGATTGGGCTGAATGTCAGCATTACTGGCACGGATGAAAAACGAGTTAGGGCCTTGTACCAAAAGGCTGTGGATAACAAGCCCAAGTTAGTGGTTGCTTCTGTTGTAGACCCAACTAAACCTTCTTGGAAACAAACTGGATGGATGGAGAGATATAGTGCCTGAATTTTTAGATGACAGCATTGACTTTGAAGCATACCTAGAAGATACAGAAGCTCAAACAAAGGTCAAACCTGCGGCAGATTTTGTGGATGATGCTAAGGCTAGACTGAGACAGAAGTTATCCGAACCCAAAACTTTCCTGCCTTGGCCAAAGACCAATGAGAACTTTTACTTTCGCCCGTCTGAGGTGACGGTTTGGGCTGGTCAGAATGGCCACGGCAAGACTGACGTGACGAGCCAGATTGCTCTATCCCTTTTGGGGCAAGGCGAACGTGTCTGCATAGCATCGTTTGAGATGAAGCCTTTAGTGACCATTCAGAGGCTGATCCGGATGTTCTCAGGGACAAACCCCAATGCGCCTGAATATCAGACTGACGAAGGCATAACCGCCTTGGAAGAGCTTTATGATGATTTTGGGCATTGGACTAAGCAGAAGATGTGGTTGTACGACCAAACAGGAACCGCACGCCCAGAAACCGTACTGGGTATGGTTAAATATTGTGCACAAGAGCTTAAAATAACTCATGTATTTATTGACTCTCTTATGAAATGTGTCAAGAATGAAGATGATTACAACGGACAGAAAGCATTTGTTGACCAACTTTGTGCATTGGCTAAAGACTGCAATATCCACATTCACCTTGTGCATCATCTTAAAAAACCCGCCAAAGAGACCGACTTGCCCGACAAGCACGACACCAAGGGTAGTGGCTCCATCACCGACCAAGTGGACAATTTATTTATGGTTTGGCGGAATAAAGCTAAGGAAGATGATTACCGAGCCAAAGGCATTATGAGCACCCGACAGACTGAGCCTGACTGCTACTTGCTGTGCAGAAAGCAAAGGAACTACGAGGGAGTAGCAGACGGAGAACCTATTGTAAGCCTATGGAGACATAGAGATGCTGGGCAATTTATTGCTGAGTACGGTTCAGAGGCGCAGTTTTTTATTAACTATCCACATTTAGCATCATGAAGGAGAATTTAAATGAGTTGGCTCTTTTCGCGGGCGCTGGTGGAGGAATACTTGGGGGACATCTGCTTGGATGGAGAATCGTCTGTGCAGTCGAGTGGGAACCCTATCCAGCAAGCGTACTTGCCGCAAGACAAAATGACGGACTTCTCCCGCCTTTCCCCATTTGGGATGACGTTCAAACTTTTGACGGAAAACCTTGGAGAGGAATTGTTGACGTTGTATCTGGAGGATTTCCGTGCCAGGACATCAGCGCAGCAGGAAAAGGCGCAGGAATTGACGGAGAGCGAAGCGGAATGTGGGGAGAAATGGCAAGGATCATTTGCGAGGTACAGCCACGATATGCATTTGTGGAAAACTCACCAATGCTCACTTCTAGGGGACTTGGACGAGTTCTCGGAGACTTGGCCGCAATGGGGTTTGATGCGAAATGGGGAGTGCTGGGAGCAGATTCCATTGGATTGCCCCATCGGAGAGAACGAATTTGGGTGCTGGCTACCAACTCCCGTTACAAGCATGTGGAGAGGCGCGGCAACAAAAAGATTTTGGGGAAGCCGAGATTACAGGGCGAGCTTTACAACGGAGTGGATAAGAACGAGCAAGGATTGCGAACATTACTTCGACCCGGATTATGTAGAGCTTTTAATGGACTTCCCGGACAAGTGGACAGAATTAAAGCCATTGGAAACGCACAAGTTCCAAGAGTGGCAGCAAGAGCTTGGGAAATCTTGAGTAACCAATGAAGCCGCAAAAAAGGGAAAAAGCTGTACCTACAGAAAGACTCGCACCATCAAATGTCACAATCAGCTCCGAAACTATTGAGCATATGAGAGATTGCGAAGCTAGAGAGTGGATACAGCGCTTCAAGAAAAAGAAAGATGAAAGAGGCTTTGGGGGTGCTAGAGAGTGGTGGGACGATATGTCCGATAAGATTCGTAAAACCCGCGGGGAGAAGGCAATCCAAGACCTCCGCAACAGAATGAATAAATTCAAATGACAATGCAAGTATGCTTCACGGTAGAGGGCGAGCCAAAGGGTAAGGGCAGACCTAGATTCCGCCGTACCAAAAACTTTGTGCAGACCTACACCGACGCCAAAACAAAGTCCTATGAGCAGCAAATCAAAGACGCTGCGACTAGAGCTATGGGGGAGTCAGAGCCTCTAGAAACGCCTCTGAGCGTGTTTCTTTACGTTCGGTTCTCTGTGCCCAAGTCTTACTCCAAACAACGGACTAAGGACTGTCTATCGGGCAAGGAAAAGCCTACAAAGAAGCCTGACATAGACAACATAGCCAAGAGCCATCTTGACGCCATGAACGGGATTGTCTACAAAGATGATGTGCAGGTCATATTTATTTCTGTGAAAAAAATCTACTCTTCAATCACTGGGGTGGACATATTGGTTAGAGAGGAACTTGAATGAAGTCAAAGTACAACCGCGGGTCTACGATCCATCATGCGATGGTCAGGCTGGCTCGACACCCGCACGATCTTAATGAGCTGCGTAAAGCTATCAGCAACAGCTCGACAGCTCGATTCCGAGAGTTTGTGGTGGAGCCTCTAATCTCTGATGGCATGGCTGAGATTAAAGACAACCTGTTCCAGCTCACCGATCTAGGTGAAGAGAGACTAGAGTACCTCGGCCCTATCAAGATCCCCCTCAAGTCCGTCAGCACGGCTAGAGGAACAGGCACCTATGACGGAGCAGAGCTTAAAACCCAAGTGCACCGACCAGGCGCTAATGACTACCTCAAGTGGCCCAGCCGAGTTGGTGACGATTACTTCTACAGAACATGAACATTCAAGACGCCGTTGACTACCTAATCACCCATAGCAAGATCTACGCTCAGGCTAAAGCCGATCTTGTCTACATGGAAGAGATGCGTAAGACTGTCAAAGCAGAGCTTATGCAAGAAGCCGAGCACAATGGCTTTACAAGCGCCGTATCCCAAGAGAGGGAGGCGTATGCCCACCCACGCTACAAAACGCACTTAGAGCACCTACAAGAGGCTACAAGGGCATGTGAGCAAGAGCGGTGGATGCTGATTGCTGCACAAGCAAGAATAGAGGTGTGGCGCTCACTAGAAGCATCCAATCGAGCACAGGACAGGACGCTGATGTGACCAAGGCAGAGAAGCAGCACATGAATGCTGTGGCGGAGCTGGGGTGCTGTCTATGCCATCACATCCACGGGCCACATGAGCCTGGGCCTGTTGAGCTGCACCACCTTAGAACTGGGGGCTGGGGCAAGGGAGACTATCTCACCGTCATGCCCTTCTGCGTAGAGCACCACAGGGGAAACACAGGCATCCACGGCCTAGGGACTAAGGGATTTGAGAAGCACTACGGCATCACCCAGCAGGAACTGCTTGACTGGACACTAGCTAGGGTAAACACCTAGAAAATATTTTTGCAAAATCTACAAAAAGTCCTTGCATTGCTTTAACTTTGAGTTAAACTTCCTATCACTGCAACGTCGCAGGTAACGATACAAGGAAGCAAAATGGACTCAATGGAGCACGGTTTTATGGTAGCGGCTAACGCCCTACGCGCCATCAACGGCTTGGATGCCACACAGATCACAGAAGAGGCTGCTGCTGCAATCATTGCGGCTCTGACAGCCAAGCTGATGCGTAGCCCTATGAAGCACCAAGACCACATCATTGCTGCCGTGGAGTCTTTGGACTACGCCCACGAGTACCTGATCACCAAGGAGGTTTGAGATGACCCGCCTAGAAGCAGTTGCAGCAACTCTTGGATTGGAGTATGAGTCAAACCAACAATTTAAAAGCGAGTACCAGTATCAATCAACCCGCACAAAAAAACAGATTTTTACTGCGGGAGGTGACTACTTTTGTATGAACGTAACAAAGCCAACTGACGAAGTTGGCAATGATTGGGCACTACACCCCGACCAATTCTGGGCCGAGAAAGTTGGATCAAAATTATGGATTAGCAAGGAGATTTGAGATGAACTACAACGAATTAGTGGACAGGCAAGAGTTCTTAGAGATCAAGTACCACCTCACCAAGCAAGAGGCTTATGAAGCAGCTTGCTATGACCGTGACCCTGAGACTTGGGAGGGAAGCCGTTGGGAAATAGTAGAACCTAGGGAAAATACTTAGAAAAAAGTCTTGTAATCCTTTAATTTTAAGTTAAGATACAACCACTGCGATGTTGCAGGTAACGATAGAAAGACAGATATGAACGCAATTACTTCCGCCGAATCCCTTGCCCTTAGCTTGGCAAATGACATTGACGCGCTTTATGTGCTCGACCAACAAGCTAAAGCATTGGCTTTGCAAGTCAAGGCAATGAAAGATGCACTCGCCGACAAATATGGCGAATCCCCCAAAGATGCAAGCGGTAAAAGCATCCCTTTCAAAGGCGAGATGTACGAGGTAGTTATTCAATTGATCCCTGTTAAGGGCACTGTTGACTACAAAAAGCTATGCGCTGCTTACAAAATTACTAACGAGCAGCTCGACGCATTCCGCAATGCTGATCGCGCAGACATTCGCGTAACCCCACAGAAATAAACCCACGGGGCTTCGGCCCCACTAATCCCGCAAGGGTCTTTTAAGGAGTAAGCAGATGACAACCACTTGGACTTATGAAGAAGAATTTGATGGCGAGGAATCATTAGGTTTGTACATAAAAGAAGGCAAACATGTTATTGCAAGTTTGCCAGGTATCGGGCAGTATGATTTTGACAATGCACAGATGCTTTCCGCAGCGCGTGACTTGTACGATGCTTTGCAATCAATTGTTGATAACAAAACACTACCTCCCAAATTGCTCATTCCAGCTAGAGCAGCCCTTGATAAAGCCACAGCAACCGCCGAATAAACCAACAGGGGCTTCGGCCCCATCTTTAGGAAAACATCATGGACAATAGAACCGAATACAGAAGAGGGCTTGATGCTGGTCTGGAGCTGGCCCTCCAAATTATCAACGATACTGCTGACGTGCAGTTTGAGGACATTTCAGAGGTAGCCTTGTACCTGCACAACCCAATCCAATACGCCCATTTCAAGAAGGAGAAAGCATGTTTGCCTATTGTGACTACATCAGCCACCTAACTAAAAAAGCCCTGCTGGAGCATGACCAAGAGGGTCTTATCAAGCTGGTTGGTTCCATCAAGTTTGACGTAGACGCTGAAGGGCGTATGGTCAGCTCTAAGAAGACCATTGAGGTGATGGACATGCAGGGAAAAAATTACGTCATTACGGTTGAAGAAGTCAAATAAAGATGTTCTAATTGCTTAACTAGGAGTTAAATATGAACTGCTTCTTATGCAACAAACCTGTAGAGCGCAATGAAGAGTCGGCCTTCTTGGGTCGGTACGTCCACAAAGAATGCTTCCTAAACAGCATGGCCAAACAGCGTGACGCCATTCTAGAGGTGCAGCGGCTGGAGAAAGAACGTATTGGAGGGAAAGATGAAACCTAAAGAGCAAGCGGTGATTGAGATGTGCATTGAGAACGGCATTACCTACGGCTTGGCTCGCGCTTACAAGCATACTGATGAGCCGACAGACGATCAGATTAAGTTTGTTCTGCGGGACGCCATCATGCACGAGATCTATGAGTGGTTTGAGTTTGAAGAAAACGAGGTGTGGGACAAATGAAGATACTTTTGATGTGCTACTTGATCATGATATTGGCGGTGTTAGGCCCACTCATCACTATCGGCACTATTTATCTGCTAGGCAGGTTAGCGCCATTTACCTTTTAGGCAAGTATGAAAGTCTACATCAGCAAGTACAGGGATCATTGGGTCTCACCGTATACGATCCTAGAGAAGGTTTTCTTCTGGCGGGAGATTGACTACGATGAGCCAAAGATAGAGAAGTGGGCCGACAGACTGCGTCCATTGTGTGAGGGCGTGCGGAATTTCTTGGATCGAATTTACCCAAATATTACTTACGTCAAGATAGACAAGTGGGACGTATGGGGTATGGATACCACCCTAGCTCACATCATCCTGCCTATGCTCAAGCAGCTAGATAGGGTAAAGCATGGCGCTCCTATTGTGGATGATGAGGATGTCCCCGAGCGGCTTAAGTCTACGTCTGCTCCGCCCAAAGAGTGCGTGTGGGATATCGATGCCAACCACTTTAAACGGTGGGACTGGGTGATGAATGAAATGATTTGGGCTTTTGAGTACAAGCTCAAGGACACAGATCTTGACGACATTGATATATGGGAAGCTGATGGAGTCAGGGCGCAGAACGGCTTCCGACTGTTTGGTAAGTACTTTCAATCACTATGGGACTAACATGAAACTAACTATTGAAATTGACAACGACACTATAGACGACATCTTCATTGACCGTTTGAGGCATGACCTTGAGCTGCTAGAGACAGAGACTATCCCCGTCTTCTCGCACGAGCCTGAGATTGAGAAGCAACATATCGGCGCATTGAAGGGTGCGTATAAACAGATTCTTTCTTACTATGGAGAAATGGTATGACTATTCAATCAGACTTAAAACAGAAGATCAAAGAATCCGAACTGGTCTTTGAGAAGAACTGGCGGCGGCATCAGAACTTGCAGATCGTCAAGGGTCTGTTCGCCGTGGCTTGTTTCTTAGCGTTTATCTTGTTCGCTGGTTTCTATATACAAAAGTGATTCGCAAATGGAGAACAAACATGCTTGAAATTATCGAACTAGCTAAACAGTCTGACTTGATGGCAGACGGAGAGATGTGGTTTTCACCCACATATGGTAATGCTGATGTGCACATTACTGACCTTGAGCGCTTTGCCAAACTGGTAGCCGCGAAAGAGCGAGAGGCCTGTGCAAAGTTGTGTGATGAACTTGTGAGCGATGAAAACACAATTGAATATGCAAATGGAGCATATCGGTGCTCTGTATTAATTCGTGAAAGGGAAAAAACATGAATAGTGAAGCGATGAGACAAGCGATGTATACGGTGTATGCATATATAAGTGCATTTGAGAATCATAAAATTACAAATGCAAAAAGCAGCAACCTTGATATGACGGGCTATATTGCTGAACTTGCTAGAAATGCCATTAAGCAAGCAGAAGAGCAAGATGAGTCTATGGCGTTGATGAATGCAGAAATACTCAAAGCAGTAAAAGCAGAGCGTGAGGCGTGTGCAAAAATCGCTGAAAACAGATTATTAACAGAAGCCTCAGATATTGAAAAAATAGCGCATTACACAGCGTGCAAAAATATTGCAAGCGAAATCCGAGCAAGGGGACAGGCATGACTAAAGACGAAGCACTTAAATTAGCCCAAAAAGAATTGATTTTTTACAGGGATTTTGCAAACTGCCAAGATTGGCGTGATGAGTCTCAAGTAGTTATCACCGCTATCAAAGAAATCTTGTCACAGCCAGAGCAAGAACCACCCAAGCATTCGTTTAAAGCGCATTGGGAAAAAGATGGGCGTATAGGTGTGGTTGCGGCTATTGTTCGACCAGATGGCGGCATACACCTGTTGCAAGACATACTTGACTTACCAAAGGACAAAAATGTATGAGCGATAGATTTGACCTAGAACAAGCGATCCTTCGGGCGGACATGGAGGGTGATTTAAACCTGCTCTTTGACCGTGTATGCAACGGGCCAGAACTGTCTCAAGATGATTTGGCTAACGCCTTGCTGGGGTTTATCACTCTCAATGCTTTAAGACACGAGAAGCTGTGGAATATCTTTGAAGACATGTGCCATCAAAGGAAATTTAAGGAGAACGTATGAAGATATGGGTTGACCCACCTGCTGGGTGGAGGTATGGATTTCCTAAGAAATACGACACCAAAGATGGTGATATGCGGGAATGGCTGGTTGCTAATGGCTATCCTCAAGCTGAGATTGAAGACTTGGGTGATCAATTTTATGTGCGTCAATGGCTCACGGAAGAAGAAGAGCTAAAGGACAAGTCATGTTCCAATGGTTAAAACAACACCAGCCTAGAGTCTATGAGGTAGCACATTACTTTAGGTTAGTGTTTGCTCACATAGGTATGTTCAGCCTCTTTGTGGTGGTTTTGTTTATGCTGGGTTATTGCCAAGAGGTTCCATTATGAGCGGCTGGCTGATTGCAACCACGGGTTTGATTTACACGATTGTGGCGATTGATCAGGGCTACAAGGGTAATATGGGCATGGCCATCGCATATGCTGGTTATGCATTTAGCAACATTGGACTATGGAAAATGACATCATGAACGAAAAAACTAGCACAAGTCTTGCTGACTATGTTAAAATTGAACTTGAAGTTATAAAAGAGAATGAAGATGGTAGTGCCGATATCTTGTTAAAGAACATCGACTCCAAAGCCATCAACCATCTTTTAAATTATGCGTTTGTGAATATGCTGAAGAATGCAATAGCCGAAGGTAAGTTGTATACACCAGGAGTGACGTATGAAACAGATAGTAGTGACGTATGACGACCAGTTTGAGTTCCGAGAGGCCCACTATGCTCACGAGGCGTGGAGTGCTATCCGAGAGGCCTACCACGAGCTAAATTCGACCCAGCGTCGATTAGACAGTGAACGGATGGACGATGGACTCAACTACATCAAAGAGGTGCTGGAGGCCGCTCTATCAAGGATAGAAGAATGAACAGGTCAGATGTCATGATTGCCGCCATTGCAATATTCGTTATTGGATATTTGATTGGTGAGTACATGGCCCACAAAGACGTGATGAACGTGATTTCAAAACTTTGTGAGGTTAAATCATGACTGATGAGCAGATTCAATATTTGAGAAACAAATACGACTTTGTTGCATGGGAAGAGAAGGGCGTAAACGACCTTCTACTAGATGCATGTGATGTGATCAATCGTTTGTTAGATGAAGTTGAAGTGTTACGTTCTGAAATTTACTTAAAGGAGTGAGTTATGACTGGAATGGCCCCCTGCATGGACGATTATTCGCCTGGCTTCGTTGCTCTTGGCTTCCCCGTAAAGGACGCAGAGTTTATGCCCCTGCTGCAAAGCAGCGAGCGTAAAGTCTTGGACAAACAAGCCGCTTTGATTGCTGCCAACCATTTGATCAACTACAGCCTGACTGGCCAAGCAATTGATCTAGAGATTGCCGAGCGGCATCTAGCTCTTATTTGAGCATTCCGAGGTCACATCTGTGACGCTCGACCTCACCGTGGTCACGGTGGTGGATAATAGCCACCATGTCTCTCCCAGCACGGTAACCATGCCCCGCAGCATACGCATCCTTAGCTGCTAGGGTTCTGAAGCTTTCACAAACAACGCCAGGGTACTCTCTCACCGACTGATGGTGAACGTGTCCTGTATACCAATACCTGTGCTTGGTCTGTCCCCAGTCTTCAGCGCGGTCACAAGCCATCACCCCTAGCAACTGGTCATGCTTGCACGTATCGCCGTGTGTAGCCCCGATTAAGACGCTTCCGAAGCGATGAAACCAGAACTTTGAGGGAGACAGATCTACAGTCACCCGAGGATTGTTAGAGAAGTAGGCTTGGATGGTGAAGGCCAGCGCCCAAATAGCCTGTGGATCGTGGTTACCCGCCACAAACCTGACAATGACCTCTTCATGCTTCTCCAAAGCTCTTAAGATAGAGTGTCTGTAGGCTTCTATACCTATGCCCAACACCTTCACAAAGCGGCTATCCACATCGAGCTGGTGCTTGTGGGCTGGGGTCATATTTGATTGGTCGTTAGCGTGAAACACATCTCCAAGTGGTATAATCACGCATGTCTTTGTTTCAGGTGTACAGCTCATGAGCCTATCAACGGCACCAAGAGTCAAGTCACGAGCCAGCTCAGAATTGAAATCCTCACCAGCCTCTTCAGCCCAAGCGTACATCCCAAAGTGTGGATCGCCAATTGGGATAACAGTTAAAGTATCATCACGCGAATACTTAGGCGCTTTGAGTATGGGCGATAGTCCTTTAATTTCTTGTGAAAGCTGCTCAATAACCAACTTGGTTAATTCTTCTCTCTTCTCCGCGTCTACTGTAGACTTTACCCATTGACCTTTAGGTTTACCATCTTGATCGTAATAAGTAGAAACACCCTTAACCGTGTAGCCTTCGGGGACAACATGGATCATGTCATGATCGGGGGAGTGTCCTCTGTAAGATGCTTTCTTTTTAACAGCTTTAAGGGCATCGGCTACTGTACTTTTATTGAGACCTAAATGTTTAGCTGCGGCTCTTGCGCTTCCATATTTTTCTATTGCTTCCAAGTATTCCAATTGACGCACAGTACAGAATTCGTATAGCGATGAATACATCAGGAACCTTTCAGTTTATAGGTACGAACAGGTGCGCGAGAGCCAGCATCATGCTTACACACAAGCCTCACAGCTTTAACAGGATTGACCCAACCAAGGGCCTCATAAGTACAGATAGCAGCTTTGCCTCCGGTGCCGATAGCCTCAATGCCGCGGGAAATGGGCATAGGAATCAAGGACTTGGCGTAGTATACCAACGTGCCAGCGCCCATCACAAGCGCCTCAGAGTTAGAGAACTTAGGTGTTTTCCCTTTCTTGCCAATCTTCCACCAAGACAAGAATTGAATAGACTCATCCACATCACCCGCAAACCCAAGGAGAAAACCCTTATGACGGTAGACCTTCTGACCAAACCAAATTCTGTCGCCATCAGTAATGGAGGAATCAGCCACCATCAGACCTAGCTTTAAATCGGCAATGATTGTTGTCATAGTGTCCCCAAAGTTAACCACATTTTAAGACGAGAAAGTTACAATGAGCGCATTCGATTGGAAAGGCCCAAGCCAAATCACCCCAGAACTCAAGAAATCTGCCACTACCTCGCAGAGATCCAGCAAGGCTCTACAGGAATCAAGGAGTAAGGGTAGCTGGGCCAACACAAAGTGGAAGTTGTCCAACAGAGGCGAGAAAAGACTACACACCAAGCGCAACATGGGTTAAAATCGGCGCAAAGGAGTCATTGAGAGCATATGGCCAAGACAAAAGAAGTAACCACTAACTTAGGTGGCAGACCCACAAAGTACGACCCATCATTCTGCGACATAGCAATAGAGCTAGGTAAGCAGGGTAAGAGCTTCCACTACATAGCGGGAAGCTTAGGTGTTTCTTATCGCACTCTATGCACTTGGAGGACTGAGCACGAGGAGTTTCTTCACGCCTTAGAGTTAGCGAACACTCACTCACAAATGTGGTGGGAAGATCAGGGCCAAACCTACCTCGTGGGGACTAAGGATAGCGGTAATATCAACGCATCTCTGTATGGCAGATCAATGGCTGCACGCTTCCCTGATAGCTGGAGAGAGAACGTCAAGCTCAGTGGGGATAAGGAGAACCCCGTAGAGGTGAAGGTAGAGGCTCAAGGACTCATCTCCGCGCTGATAGACAACATCGAACTCACTCGACAGAATGCAGGAACAACTGATTGAGACGCTGAAAGACCCCAAGTTCCAAAGTGCGTTTGCAACACTAAGCCCTGAAGAGCAAATAGCAAGCGTATGGAGGATGAGGTGGTTGACTCAGGCTCACCAGCATCAGATCCTTCCGCATGGGGATTGGTGGTCGATTTTCTTATGTCTTGCGGGTCGCGGATCGGGCAAGACTCGTATGGCCGCGGAGCAGATTGGTTGGTGGGCATGGAAGCAGCCCAACACCCGCTGGTTAGTAGCCGCCCCCACAAGCTCAGACGTAAGGGGTACATGCTTTGAGGGCGACTCAGGACTGCTCAACGTCATTCCTAAAGAGCTGATGTCTGACTACAACAAGAGCTACCACGAGATACGATTGGTGAACGGCTCCCTCATTAAAGGCATCCCCGCATCCGAGCCTGAGCGCTTCCGCGGTGGACAATGGCACGGGGCTTGGTGTGATGAGCTTGCCGCTTGGGATTACCTGCAAGACGCTTGGGATCAGATCCAATTCTCTGTGCGTTTAGGCAAGAAGACACGCATACTGTGTACAACCACCCCTCGACCTAAAGACCTGATCGTAGACCTTGTGGGCAGAGATGGAGATGATGTCTGCGTTACTACGGCCTCAACATATACCAACCTATCTAACCTTGCCCCAAGCTTTCAGAAGCAGATCCTCCAGTACGAGGGCACTAAGCTGGGTCGGCAGGAGATCTATGCCGAGATCATCGACCCCGAAGAGTCGGGCATCATCAAGCGGGACATGATTAAGCTATGGCCAACCTCTAGGGAGTTCCCCAAGTTTGAGTACATCTTGCAGAGCTACGACGTGGCTACCAGCGAGAAGACGGTGAACGACCCTACTGCGGCATCCACATGGGGCGTATTCAAGCCTCTAGACGGCCCTATGAGCGTTTTATTGATCGACTGCTGGCAGGACAGGCTACAGTACCCTGATCTGCGCCCAAAGGTCTTGGATGAGTACGAGGTGGTGTATGGAGAGGGACGAGACAAGAAGCGGGTAGACTTGATCTTGATCGAGGACAAGTCAGCAGGTATCAGCCTGATCCAAGACTTGCAGAGAGCGCACCTGCCTGTAAGGGCGTATAACCCAGGCCGTGCTGACAAGATGCAGCGCTTGAACGTCATATCCTCGCTGTTCGCTAGAGGCAGAGTCTGGATGCCTGAGAGCAGCCAGCGCCCACGGTACGTGAAGGACTGGGTAGAACCCCTACTGAGCCAGCTCTGTGCGTTTCCTGATACAACCCATGATGACTTTGTGGACTCGACCTCCCAAGCCCTGCGCTTCCTGCGTGATGCTGGATGGATCGACATTGATGGCCCAGCCCCAGAGGCTTATGACGAAGACGATTACTATGACAGCGGAATGGCTAAACGGAAAGAGAACCCCTATGCAGTATGATGAGATAGTGACCACTCACTTATGTGATGGCAGGTTTGAGATAGTGGCTGACCACAGAGCATTGAGAGAGCTGCTCAACGATCCTCTCAACGGTCAGGAAGCTATTGAGAGACTATGCGAGAGCCTGTCAACATGGATAGATAACCAGTTGGACATTGATAACCTAATAGGTTAATTGACACCCTGTTGTTTGCCGATGTACAATGGCGTTGTTGTCGTAGTGGTCAACAAGATGAAGCCATTTACTCATGCCTCGCCCCGCTACTGGGGAACCACTACGGGGCAGTAGTAAGTGGCTTTTTTGTTACCGAGACAGCCGTCAGGGCGCGTCAGCTAAATGGTCTGCATGGACTGAACCCAATAAACACCGCACTCGTTACACCCGCGAGCAAAAGGCGACCAGCGTTGATTGACCGACTGGTAAAGCATACGGTAACTCAGGTGGAAGAAACTAGGCCATATGTATAAGCGAATCAATCCCTCATGGGCACTTGGAATATACGAGCAACATATCGTACATTCGGAGCGGGCAGGATCAATATCCACCCTAGCCAAACCTTTGCTTAAAGAGTATGATGTAGCCCTGAAAGGTTAAAACCCAATGAAAAACTTTATTGAACTAAATGTTGCTGACGAATTTATCCTTCGTTTCTACAAAGAGCCAATTGGTAACGACCAGAACGTGTATGTGTTGCGAGTGACGGAAGAGATCATCAAGCTGATTCAAGATGACTTGGATGCTTGTGTGAAGCGCCGAGCTGGCGAACTACAAACACACTGAGGTTAACCATGGCCGATAAAGGCATCCCATTTGATGTGCCGACCCGCGCAAACCTTTTGCAGGGCCAGAGACTTATAGATGAGCAACTTCGTGAGAAGTCTGCTAGGGATGCCAAGCTATCGCCGCTAGACAAAGCGTATGCTGCTTTAGAGGCGGCTAGAACCTTTGGCTCTGGCATATTGGCTACTGTCGGATCGCTGCCTACTAGAGCCATTAAAGGCGAAGACGCCGCCCAAGAATACATCAACCAGCGCATGTACATCCCTACTACTGAGAAGGGCATGGACTACGTTGGTAACGTGGGTAACTTCTTAGAGCAACTAGAAACCAAATACAAGCTGCCTCCTGTTCTGCCTGAAGCCGTCGCCTTACAGAACGTGATGGGGCCAGCCGCCAAACAAGCTACCAAGCAAGCAGTTAAAGCTGCAAAGCCTGTGGTTGGCCAAGCCCTTGAAGACTATATGTTTAAGCAGGGTCTGGCCATGCCAGTTGTTAATCCTGCTTCTAATAAGCCAGGGATTATTGTTTCAAATCTTATTGATGAAGAGCCGGATATTGCCAAGCGTTTAGGCGCTCAAGCAAGGGCAAATCGTCAGGCGGCTCTTGAGGCAGAGGGCAGACGCAAAGAACTAGCGGCGCAGACCCAGCCATCTGTTGGCTATCGCAAGACCACAGAAAAGAATCCAGATCCATTAGTGGGCACGCGCTTTGTCAATGAACAAGCTACTGGATTGAATCCTAATGAACCATTTGACATTAGTAAGTTTCAGGGCGCAAACGCCTTGGTGCTCCCTTGGGATAATCAAAGCCGAAATGTTAAAACCACTCAAGTTTCTGGCGTTGATCTGCCCAACCAAATATTCCGCAAGACTCATGGCGGCGTCCCGTATTCCTTTGATACAGGTCATGTAAAAAAAGGTATTGCTGGCGCTTCAGGTTCAGAAATAGCCAAACGAGTTAAAACTCGTTCAGATGTTGCCACACAAGAAAGTCTTGGTCGTGGCGGCACTGGTGAGGTGTTGCATTTCCCAATTACTATGGGCTTTCGTGGCGAAGATTACGCCTTGCCGTACAGCGAGTTTGTCTTTGACATGATCAACAACAAGCTAATAACTGGTGAGTTGACTCAAAAACAAGCTGATGAGTTGAGCGATATGGTGCGGAACTTTACCCCGCCGATTGCCAAATACAAAGGTCAAAAGCCTTTTGCTGAATTCAAGGGTTTTACAAATCCAGAGGGCTTAGATCAAATATATACTGGCGAAGGCATGAATGTTCCTTCGGGCGAACTGCGTAAGGCGATTGCTGATAGGCTTATTTGGCAAAAAAGTTCTCAAGAGAAGCTTGGGTTTAATGCTGAGGACTTGATGAATGCCACCACCTATGAGCCATTGCGTGGAGTTGGCAAAGGAGTGATTGGTTCATCGGTCATCCGCAACACCCCCACTGGCATGAAACTCTCTCCATCGCCTTGGAAGTTCCCATATGACACTGACTTCAGCGGAGAACACCTTGGACGCCTAAATGACTTGGTTGATGTTGAGGCCTTGTTTTACCGCACTATGAATCCCATCAAACAAGAATTGATGCAGCGAGAAAACAAAATACCCTATACCAAGGAATCTTTACGCAACGCTGCAATTGGCGCAATTGAGAAGCGTAATGAGGCCGTGTCTCAACCCATTGATCAACAATTTTTGGATGATTACACCACTTATATTAATGAGCTTAATAAGCCTCATGAATACCGTTCGGGTGGACTCGTCTCCGACAACCTTGACGCCATGATGATGGAAGTAGAGGATCAGAAGTTTGGTATAGGTGGAATGGCTGGCAAAGCAGTTAAGTCTGCCGTAGCTACAAGAGAGCTAGAGAAGCAAGCTGTACTAAGGGCTGAAGCAGCCGCCAAGAGTGCTGCCAAGCAAGCCCTAATGCCCCAATACAACGAAGCAGTAAAGGGGCAGACACAGAAGCAGAAGCCTCTATCGTTTGAGCAATGGAAAGCTATTAACTACCCAGAAGGAACCCAAGGGTTGCAGAATGCTCCTCAAAAGCAAACCTTTAAGTATCCACAAGAAGAAGCGCTGCGCCTAGCCCAACAAAGGGCGGGGGCGGTTGGTCAGTCGGCAGACCCTCGCACTAGAATGCTTCAGCAAGGCTACGATGACAGTTGGTATCACGGCACAACTGGCGACATCAACAATTTTCGCACTGACTTGCTTGGCGAGACTACTGGAGCGCAGAGTGCTAAGAAGGGCTTCTTTTTTGCGAGAGATCCATTGAACCCTCCTGAGTCTATGCTCAAGAAATCAACTGATCCAGCCGCTGAAGATTTGTTGCGGAAGATGGGCATTTCTGAAGAAGAAATTGCCAAGCTCAACACCGTGTCCATGGAAGGCCATGGCCCTGAGACGGCTTCTGGGTACGCTTTAATTGGTGGGTCAAGGGAATACAAGGATGCGATGCGAAAAGCCAAGGCCGCAGAAATGCGCGGCGATTGGAATGAGTACGATAAACAAATGCAAATCGCTGAGGACTCTGAAATTACACGAATGCAATACGCTCAAAGTTTAGTTGCAAAGTACGGTGATGCTAGAGACGAAATGCTTGAGGGCATCAAGAATGCTTGGTATGGCCCTGAAAACTCTGAGCGTTTCAAAAATATGTCTCAAGCAGATTACGAGGCATATGACAAAAAATTTAAAGAGCTTATGCCTTATGGCTGGTACAACTCCTACAGTAATCCACAGTTAGAGGGCTTGAAAAAAGAGTTAGTTAATATCGTTGGAGAAAAATCCTCAGAAAAGATTTTGGACAAGATTAACAAATTTCAATCGGTTAGGAACGAACGTGCTTTGATTGAAAAGACTCAAGAGGGTGGCAACGTGATGCCTGTGGCTTTGCGGTACGAGAACCCCATGGTATATGACTTTGAAGGCAAGCCATATCGTGATCAAAGCTATTCCGACTTAGTTGACCAAGCTCTAATGTCGGGCAATGACGCCCTAATTCTAAAGAACACATATGACCCAGGTGGTGGCCCATCTAGACTGATTGACGTTGGCGTAGTGTTTGAGCCTGACCAGATTCGCTCACGTTTTGCTGCGTTTGATCCTTTACGCAAGACAGCCGCAACTGCTGCTGCCGCAGGTCTTGCTGCTCCTGATTTATTAGCAGAAGAAAAGAAAGCTGCTGGCGGAGCTGTATTTAACACAGACCCTGATATGAGTGATGGTGGGCGAATTATTGAAGGCGCACCATTTAAAAAGGGTGGCGATGTTAGCTTAGACGTAATGTATATGGCCGTGAACGACGCGAAGTTTAGAAGGAAGTAAATAATGGCAACAGAATTCCCCATCGACCCAGAGTTTGGTCGAAATGAACCACCTGCACCTGAAGATCAAGGCATGGAGGTGGAGCTAGACCTAGAAGAATCCAGCATAGAAGAACTACCTGATGGCTCTGCTGTGGTCACTATGGATAACTTTAAAGGCCCTGACGAAGACGAAGACTTCTACTCAAACCTTGCTGAAGACATAGACCCTTGGGAGCTGGACAAGATTTCCCTGCGCTATCTTGGCTTGATTGATAAAGATAAAGAAGCCCGCTCACAGCGCGACAAGCAGTATGAAGAAGGCATCCGCCGCACAGGTATGGGCAATGATGCGCCAGGCGGTGCTAACTTCATAGGCGCTTCTAAGGTAGTCCACCCCGTAATGGCTGAAGCCTGTGTGGACTTTGCTGCTCGCGCTATTAAAGAGCTGTTCCCACCAGATGGCCCAACCCGCACCAAGATTCTGGGTGACGTGGACAAGGAGAAGACTGAGGTTGCCGAGCGTAAGCGTGACTTCATGAACTGGCAACTTACCGAGCAGATTGAAGAGTTCCGTGATGAGCAAGAGCAACTGCTCACCCAACTCCCATTGGGCGGATCTCAATTCATGAAGATCTGGTATGACGAGAACAAGAAGCGTCCCTGCGCTGAGTTTGTTCCTATCGACAACATCTTACTCCCATTCTCCGCGGCAAACTTCTACACAGCCCAGCGCGTCACCGAGGTGATGGACATCACGGATTGGGAATTTAAGCGCCGCATCAGCTCAGGTCTGTATCGTGACACAAGTTACATCCGTGCCACTATGGAGCCAGAACAAACCCGCTCCGAGAAAGCTACCGACAAGATTGAGGGTAAGAAGTTTGACGAGAATGAAGACGGCGTAAGGCGTATATACCATGTGTATACATGGCTTGAGCTGGAAGACGACTCCTACACCAAGGGAGAGTCTGCGCCCTATATCTTGATGATTGACGACATTGAGAGCAAAGTTATTGGTCTGTACCGCAACTGGGAAGATGGTGATGACACCATGTCCAAGCTGGATTGGCTGATTGAATTCAAATTCATTCCATGGCGTGGAGCGTATGCTGTTGGATTGCCCCACCTCATTGGAGGCTTGGCAGCAGCCCTTACAGGCTCTCTGAGAGCTTTATTAGACTCAGCCCATATCAACAACGCCCCAACCATGCTGAAGCTCAAAGGCGGCAAAATCAGCGGGCAGAGCCAACAAGTTGAGGTCACCCAAGTGGTGGAGATCGAGGGTGCGCCTGGCGTGGATGACGTTCGCAAGATTGCCATGCCGCTACCCTTTAACGCGCCCAGCCCTGTATTGTTCTCCCTGATGGGCTTTTTAGAGAAAGCCGCCAAGGGAGTTATTACTACCGCGGAAGAGAAGATTGCTGACGTAACTGCACAAGCCCCCGTTGGGACTACCCAAGCCCTGATTGAGCAGGGTGCTGCCGTGTTTGCTGCCATCCATGCCCGACTCCACGCAAGCCAAAGCCGCGTGCTCAAGGTTCTTGCTAGGCTGAACCGCTGGTACTTGGACGACATGCAAAAGGGTGACGTGGTTGAAGACCTAGAAATCACCCGTGAAGACTTCAAGCGCAACACAGACGTAGTTCCTGTGTCTGACCCCCACATCTTCTCTGAAACGCAGCGTATGGCCCAAATACAGGCCGTCATGCAGGTTATGGAGAAGCACCCCGACCTGTTTAACCGCAAGTCTGTGATTGAGCGCTTCTTGAAGCAGATCAAGGTGCCAGGCGTCAATGAGTTGATGAAGGACGTTCCTGATCCTGAGAAGCGGGATTCTGCCAACGAGAACGTGGCTATGGCTATTGGACAGTCTGCTTTTGCTTATATGGAGCAAGACCACCTAGCCCACATTCAGAGCCACTTGGACTTCGCCAAAGACCCAATCCTTGGCGCAAACCCAATGATTGCTCCCGCATTTATCCCCCATGTGATGGAGCACATCAAGCAGCATTTGACCCTGTGGTATCTCAACCGCATGAATGGGTATGTACACAAGTCCCTTGGCAAGCCTGTTACAGACTACGACGTGGAAGACGTTACCCCCAAGATTGACAAGCTGTTTGCTTTAGCTGGCCAGCACGTCAACCAAGACAGCGTACAGACCTTCCAGCAGATCATGCCGATCATCCAACAGATGATGCAGCAACTGCAACAGTTCCAACCCAAGGCCCCAATGACTCCAGAGGCTCAAGTCCTTATGGATACTAGCATGGCGGAAACCCAGCGCCGCGCACAAAGGGATCAAGCAGATGTCCAGCTCAACATGCAAAAGCATCAAGACGACATGGCGCTTGCCCAAGAAGAATTGCAACTCAAGATGGCTATTGCTCAGGGCGACAACGAAACCAAAGAGCGTATCGAATCTGCACGCTTGACCAGAGATGCCGTCAAGTTGCAAAACGAGCAGACAAAAACTGCACTTACTTTAACTAGCAAACAAGGAGGCCCATATGGCTACCAGTGATCAAGAACAAAAGAGCATTAACGTGCCACAACACAAGCGTATTGCAGCGGGCGAGAAACTTGATGGCACCAGTATGCAACCCAAAGGCCAATCAAACGGCTCAAAACCACAAGGAGGTCTGTCACAAGCTAAGAAAAAGTAAATGAACACAATTTCGGATCTTATAGGCGAGATCAAGTTACGTCAGGCTGAAATAGCCGCATCTCTTGCAGCAGGAAACGCTGTTAACTGGGAAACGTATCAACGCCTTGTAGGTGAACATAGTGGCTTAAAACAAGCCTTAGACATTTTAAATAAATTGTTAAAGGAAGACGATGATGAGTGAACGAGAGAATGAGTTGGCGTGGGCTTTCCCCGCAGTAGAGCCAGGCGCGTTGCCGCTTGGTGGGCGTATTTTGGTGCAATTGCGCCGCGCTGTTAAAAAAACAAAATCTGGTATTTTTTTGCCTCACGAAACACAAGAGACAGAGAAGTGGCAGAACATGGTTGCAAAAGTGATTGCTCTTGGCCCATTGGCTTTCAAACATCGTGACACAATGCAAGGATGGCCAGAAGGAACTTGGTGCCAAGTGGGTGATTACATCCGTGTCCCTAAATGGGGTGGAGATCGTTGGGAGGTTCAAGTGCCCGGCGAAAAAGAAAATGAAGAGCCGTCTTTGTTTATGATTTTGAATGATCATGAAGTTATTGCCAAGCTAACTGGTGACCCGCTTTCAATGAAAGCATTTTTGTGAGGTGAAACATGAGTGATAAAGACGAGAATCTAGACATTAAAGTATCTGAGGGCGCTGACGGCTCTGCAACTGTAGACCTGCCTGATGGTATTGATAATCCTCAAACAGAGGAACAAGAGCCGCGGGAAGAGGTAGAGGCCGCAGAAGGTGGTGCAGTAGATGATGATGCTGACCAGCCTGATGATACCGAAGCCATCCGTGCCGCACGCCGTGCACGCCGCCGAGCCAAGAAGGAATATATTAAACAATCGAATGTAGAAAAAGACATTCGGTTACAAAACCTTCAGCGCCAAAACCAAGAGTTACAAGAACGACTTGCGGTAGTGGAGCGAAAAACCCACAGTTCTGAGCTTGCCCGAATTGATAAAACAATCGAGGATCAAGAGTTAAGACTGCAATATGCCCGCATGAAAATCTCTGAGGCGGCTAGTTCTGGTGATGGCGAAGCCATGGCCAAGGCCCAAGAGATGTGGTACGAAACTCGCAGCCAAGTTGAGGCGTTAAAAAACCTCAGAACCCAAGCAAATCAATCTACTCAAGACCGTCCTATCCAACAAGATAATGCAGAGATGCAGCGTCAAGCATCACGTTGGATGGATAGAAACCCTTGGTATGACCCAAAGGGTGAAGACGAAGATTCTGAAATAGCAAAAGTTATAGATCAGAAATTAGTTAAAGAAGGTTGGAACCCCAATTCATCCGAATATTGGGAGGAGTTAGATAACCGCTTGCTAAAACGGTTACCGCATAGATATAATGTTAATCATGACGAGAGGTCTTCTCGCAAACCGAGAAGTATTGTGACGGGTTCAGGACGCGAAAACATCGCCTCTAGTGGCAGTAAAAACTCATTTACTCTATCCCCCGAGCAAGTGAGGGCCATGAAAGATGCTGGCTTCTGGGATGATCCTAACAAGCGAGCACGAATGATTAAGCGTTACGCAACTGAATCTAAACAATCTCAAGGTTATAGGAGTTAAAAATGGAATCTCGTTTAAAGAAATCTCTCTCCGCTGGTGGTCGTGAGAACCGATCTTCGCAAGATCTAGACCGCGCTGCCCCCGAAGAGAAGTTCATGTCGTCTCAGGAACGTCGCAAGATGTGGAGTGATGAATGGACACAAAGCGCATTGCCCAAGACGCCAGAGTTAAAAGGATGGCATCTTTGCTGGTTATCGACAACCAATAGTTATGACAGTATTGATAAGCGTATTCGCATAGGTTATGTTCCCGTTAAAGCCGAGGAATTTCCAAACTTTGAGAACTATCGCGTAAAAGCTGGCGAACACACTGGTTTTATTGCGTGCAACGAGATGTTGCTCCACAAAATCCCGATGGATATCTATCAGGATATTATGGCGCACTTTCACCACGATGCACCACTTGAGGAAGCGAACAAGATTCGACTTCAAGCGGAGCAGCAAGTTGGACGCGATAGCAACGGTAAAGCGTTGGGTCGAATTGAAGGCGAAGGCTTGGACAACATTGATCAACGTGTAGAGGCTCCAATCTTTTAATAGCCAATACACATCGAACTTAAAGGAGTAAGACTATGTCTTCTACAAACGCTCCGTTCGGTATGCGCCCTGCGTTCCATCCATCTGGTCTGGATCGCGCCCAAGCGCTTGCTGGCGGTATCGTCTCTGGTTATTCCAGCGACATCCTGAAAGGTCAACCCGTAAAGTTGGCTACTACTGGCGTAATCCAAATCGCCGCTGCTGGTGACTCGTTCCTCGGTGCCTTTGCTGGTGTTGAGTGGACTGACACTACTGGTCGTCGTCGCGTGTCCAACTACTGGCCCGCTAGCACTGCATACCAAACTGGTTCATGCATTGCTTATTTCTACAATGATCCTAACATCGTGTATGAAATTCAAGCTGACGGTTCTTTGGCACAAACTTCTGTTGGCGATCAAGCCGACTTGAGCAACACCACTGCTGGCAGCAATGTCACTGGTTTGTCTCAGTGCACACTTTCCACAACTCTAGTTGGTGCTGGTAACAGCGCACAGATGCGTATTGTGGACTTGGCCCCCCTCGTAGATAACGCTTGGGGCGATTCATATACTGTTGTGCGTGCTACGATCAATGAATCGCAGTTCCAAGCAACTACTAACGCTGTTTAAGGAGGCGAATCATGGCAGCTCCAATGAGAAGTACGGACTTTCGTTCGATTGTTGAACCTATCCTGAACGAATGCTTCGACGGCGTTTATGATCAGCGCACTGATGAGTGGAGCCGTGTGTTCCGCGAGCAGGAAGGCATCCCACGTAACTACCACGAAGAACCCGTCCTGTACGGTTTCGGTGCAGCACCTCAGTTGCCAGACGGCACCCCAGTGTCGTACCAACAAGGTGGCGTGTTGTTCCTCCAGCGCTATGTCTACCAAGTCTTTGGCTTGGCATTTGCTTTGACCAAAGTTTTGGTTGAGGACGGTGACCACATCCGCATCGGTCAAGTTTACGCTCGTCACTTGGCTCAGTCTTTGATTGAGACCAAAGAAACTCTGTCTGCTAACGTGTTGAACCGTGCGTTTAACTCGGCCTACCCAGGCGGCGACGGCGTGCAACTGAACAGCGCTTCACACCCCATCGTGAACGGCACTGCAAGCAACCTGTTGGCTACTGCTGCCAACTTGTCACAGACCTCTCTTGAGCAAATGTTGATCCAGATCCGTCAGGCTGTGGACAACAATGGCAAGAAGATCCGTCTGGTGCCACGTCAATTGGTGGTTGCTCCTGGCAACGTGTTCCAAGCTGAGGTTTTGCTGAAGTCTGTTCTGCGTGCTGGTAACGCCAACAACGACATCAACCCGATCAAATCTATCGGTTTGCTGGACGAGGGCGCTGCTGTTCTGTCACGTTTGACCAACCCAACCGCATGGTGGGTTCAGACTGATGCCCCAGAAGGCATGAAGCTCTTGATGCGTCGTAAGCTTGAGAAAACCATGGAAGGCGACTTTGAGACCGATTCTATGCGTTACAAGGCTACCGAGCGTTACCAAGTTGGTTTCACCGACTGGCGTGCAATGTACGGTACTCCCGGCGTTTAAAGAAAGTGGGGGAGGCTAGTCCTCCCCTCTTCAACAGGAGAAAAGAATGGCACAAACCTATTTTGGTTCAACCCTGCGTGCGGGGTCGGGTACATTGACAGACACCACTGATGGTGGATTTGTCGTACTCACACAAACCACTACTGTGACTACTGTAGCTGCTGGCACTGCCGTTAGCTCCACAATCACATTACCTGCGAACTCACAAATTATTAACTTCTTGGTTGATATGGTGACCGCTCCTTCCTTTGGTACTGCTACACAAGTTCCAGTAACTATTGGAACCGCTGCTGCTGGTACACAGTATTTGTCTGCAACTGACGCTAGCGCTGCTGGTCGTACTACTTTGACATTTACTGCTGCTCAACTGACCGCAATGTCAGACATTGGCGCAAACCAAAGCGTGGTATTTACTGCTGATCCTAATGGCACCGTAGCTACTCAAGGCGTATTCCGCCTGACCGTGGTTTACGCCCAGAAAGTTTAAGGAGTAAATCATGGCCGAGTTCAAACCAATGGTCAAAATGATGACCACCGAGCCTTCAATTGAATTGAAGCTCAAAAAGGGCGGGGAAGTTAAAAAAGCTATGGGTGGTGCAATGCCAGCCGTATTGCCTTCCGCTATGCCCGCACGCGGCGGCATGATGCCCGCTGCTCGTCCTGCCAAGCCCTCATTGGCAGCTCGCCGTAAAGCCATGGCTGTTCCTCCAGCTATGAAAAAAGGCGGTGAAATGGAGTCCAAAGCCACCCACAAAGCCGAGATGGCCAAGATGGGTAAAATTGAGAAAGAGTTAAAATCTCACGAAGGCAAACCTGCTAGCAAAGCTCACAAGGGCTTGAAGACTGGCGGCGTTGCTAACGCTCAAGGCGGCTACAAAGAAGGCGGCATCATCAACACCGAGAAGCAAGGTGGAGCTTACCGTGACACCAAGATACACACATCCAAGCCTGATAACTCTCCAGCTAAAACTGGCGAAGTGAAAGAAGGCAATGGCGGTGGCTATGCTACTGGTGGCGTTGCTAAATCCAATGCTGGTGGCTACAAAAAAGGTGGTGCCACAAAAAAGTTTGCTAGGGGCGGAGCAGTTCAGGACGATGGAGCGGCTGTAGAAATGCCGCAGGGAAATAAGCGTCCAGCACGTCCCGTTAGCATTAACCAACTTTCTGGAACCTATAAAAAAGGTGGTTCAGTAAAAAAGTATGACACGGGCGGTGCGGTTGATCCCATCATCGCTCGTGAAACCAAGCGCATGGAGGCTGAGAAGGCTGCTGAGAAAGCAGAGAACGAAGCTACTCGTGACGCAATTCTCGGATTCCCCAAGCGCGTTTATGAAGGCGTAAAGGGATTCTTTACCAGCCCAGAGAAAAAGCCTGGCAGCGTAACTAAAACCGAGAAGTCTGTGACGGTTTCCCCCGCTAAGAAGCGTGGCGGTTCTGTAGAGTGCTAAGAGTGGGGGCTTCGGCCCCTACTTTTTTCAGGAGATAAACATGGGAATCTATTCTTCTGCGTCGCGTCAAGGCGCATACGAGCCGTTTGAATTGCAAGTATCCCGCGGTCAAATTCAGGGCCACTCAATTGTTACGGTATCTGGTTATAACTCCGATGTTGATACTGCGTGGGAGATGATTACTCCTATTGGAGATTTATCATTTCCTGCTGCCGCTTTACAGATGACTGTAAGTTCATCTAGCGCCAGCGATACAGCGGCGGGAACTGGTGCAAGAACCGTGCTACTCACGGGCTTAGACGCCAATTACGATGTTATTACTGAGACCGTGACCATGAATGGTCAGACCGCCGTAACGACTACCAAATCATTTTTGCGTATCAACAGTATGTTGGTTGCAAGTGCTGGAACTGGATTGGCCAATGCAGGAACGATTTACATTGGTTCTGGCGTTGTAACTGCTGGCGTACCAGCAACGATCTATAACTTAATTGCTGTAGGCTACAACAATGCAACATCAAGCCAATACACAGTACCCGCTGGCTACACTGGCTACTTGGCAATTGCGCGAATTGGTTTGGCACAAGATACTGGAACCAGCTTAATTACTGCAAGAACTCGTTTTGTGGGAACAAATGGAATTGCCATCACTGGCCCATTGATTGTTACCAATAACAGTATTTCAACTCAACCATTTCCCTACCCTCTCTCAATTGCTGAAAAAACTCGCATTCAAGGCGAAGCAATTGGCGGGGCGGCAAACAATGAAGCGGCGGGTTTCTTTGAAATTGTTCTTATTAAAAATTCGGATTGACAGCCATGCCTAGCAAATCAGCATCTCAACACAGGCTCATGGAAGCCGTAGCGCATAACCCTAGCTTTGCAAAGAAGGTTGGTATTCCTCAAAAAGTAGGAAAAGACTTTGCCGCTGCCGATAAAGGTAAGAAGTTTAAAGAGGGTGGCCCAAGCCTAGCGGTTGGCCGTGGAGAAAAGCTGTCTGTGGAAAAGGGCGCTGGATTGACCGCCAAGGGTAGGGCTAAGTACAATCGTGAGACAGGAAGTCATTTGAAAGCTCCGCAACCACAAGGCGGCGCTCGAAAGGACTCGTTCTGCTCGCGCATGAGCGGTGTTGTAGAGCATTCAAAAGGTGACGCTCCAAGGGCAAAAGCATCCTTGAAGCGTTGGAACTGCCCAGGATGGTGAGGTAACGAATGGCTTATTCAGGCACAGTTGGAGAGACCGTTATCAGCGTCCAAGATCTGATTGATCATGGTGCGCGTCGATGCGGAAAATTGGCCGAAGAGCTTACCTCGGAGCAAATCGTATCTGCTCGCCAATCTTTATATTTCTTGCTGTCGCATCTTGCCAATCAAGGCATCAACTATTGGGCAATCAATAAAAAAGTGTTTGGTCTAAAGGCTGACCAATACATCTACACCATGCCCGTGGGTTGCATAGACGTTCTGAACGTGCTGTATCGCTCCATGAACCGACCTTCTGGGTCATACACAACCTCTGCTGGTGGAGTAATTGCAAATGTTTACGACTCCGACATTGATACAGTTTGTCAACAAACAAGCGCCAATGGCAACATATCTGTTAATTACGGCACCAATAATCCCATTTATGCTGGGTCTATTGGCTTTTTACCCTATGTTGCTGGGGGTGGATCGGCTACTTGGTCGATTACGCTAGAGTATTCCGTTGATGGCGTTACATGGAACACCCTAAACAACCTCGGAAGCATAGTTGTTACTGACAATCAATGGGTGTGGACTGACATTGACCCAGGCCAATCGGTCATGTACTACCGAATCCGCGCTTACAACAACACAACATTGGCTCTGCGCGAATGGTTTGTGGGCAATAACAGCCGTGAAATCCAAATGTCACGCCTAAATCGTGATGATTACACCAATTTGCCCAATAAAAACTTCACAGCCAACCAGCCGTTTCAGTTTTGGTTTGATAGAACTATCCCACAGCCTACTGTTTACCTATGGCCAACGCCTAGTGACCCATTTATTCAGATGACAGTCTGGTATCAGCGCCAAATTATGGACGTTGGAGCGCTTTCTGGTGAGCTAGAGATCCCTCAAAGGTGGTATGAAGCTGTTCAGATGATGTTGGCGCACAGAATGAGCATGGAATTGCCCCAAGTTGATGCTGGGCGCATCCAATATCTTGAAAAAATGGCTGATAAGTACCTGTTTGAGGTGCAACAAGAAGAGCGCGATAAGTCGCCCATCTACTTTGCGCCCAACATATCTGTTTACACACGGTAATGCCTACATTTCTTGACACTTCTGGTCTTACGTCGGTTGCAATAGCAATTTGCGATAGATGCCGCATGAAAAGAGCATTTGTGTCATTACAATCAGACCCAAACTTCCCTGGTCTGCGTGTCTGTGATGAGGGCTGTAAAGATAACTTTGATCCCTACCGTTTGCCCGCTAGAAAAACGGAAAGAATTAACCTAAGATTTCCACGACCTGATGAAAGCGTGGCTGTACAAGACAATTCTTTGACAACTGGTGGATATGGCGATTTTGTAATATCACCTGAGCAAAATACACAGACGCCCGAAAATAACGGGAACCTTGATAACCTGAATGTGAGTCCGTAATCATGGCAAACGTACAAATCTCTCAACTGCCAGCAGCGGGTGCTATTACAGGCACGGAGCTTGTGCCCGTTGTACAAAATGGCGTAACCGTACAAACCACTACGGGCGCTATTGCTGCTTCACCTAGCCAGACTCAAACCTTCTTGACCAAGAATCAAGAGCCAAGCCTTCCTAATAGTCGTTATTTGTCCACTAATACGGGTTTAGCGATCACAGATGGTGGCGCACAGTCTTACCTACGTCTTAGCCTAAGCGGTGCCTCTGGAAGCCTAGAATCAGCCTCTACAGGCATAATTGCCAAGACTTCTGGCACTACGGTAGCCTCAAGGACACTTTCTACCTCTGGTTTGGGCTTAAGCGTCACAAATGGCGATGGAGTCTCAGGTAACCCCACTTTTCAGCTAACGGGTATTGCCGCGGCAATAGCTGCTGCTTCTGGTACAGGAATGTTGGCAATTGTTGGTGGAACTACTATTGCTGGCCGTCAAATCTTTGGGACTGCTAATCAGATAGATGTGGCAAATGGCGATGGCTCCAATAGTCCTGTAATTTCTATTGTGAGCAATCCTACAATACCTGGCACGGGTGGCATGACCATCCCTAAAGGAACGATTGCACAACAGCCTGTTGGCGTTACTGGACAGATCAGATACAACACCACAAACGGAGTGTTTGAGGGTTATACAGCAGGAACTTGGCTTGCTTTTGCTCAAGGCAATGGCGTCACCACATTTGATGGCGGAACTACTGGCCTAACCCCAGCACTTCCTACAAACGGCGCTATATCACTTGGTGGTACGTTAGTGGTTGCTAACGGCGGAACTGGCGCTAACACTTTAAGCGGTTACCTAAAAGGTAATGGAACATCTGCATTTACTGGTGTTGCAACCATTCCAAACACAGACATTACTGGTTTGGGCACAATGTCCACACAGAATGCCAATGCTGTAGCCATTACAGGCGGAACCATCAGCGGATTGTCTGCCCCAATTGCTGTGGCTTCTGGTGGTACAGGCGCTGCTACGTTAACTGGTTACGTTAAAGGAACAGGAACTTCTGCTCTAACCGCCTCCGCAACTATTCCTAACACCGACATTACGGGTTTAGGAACCATGTCTACTCAGAGCGCAAGCTTTGTGGCCATCTCTGGCGGGGCAATTAACGGAACCACCATAGGCGCAATTACTCCCGCGGCTGGTACGTTTACTAC